CTGCTGTAGCTAGAGGAAATCAAACTGATTCTGTGGCGTCACTAACGGGAACACCCGTCTATAAAGCTGGTTGTTCTGGACCATTTAAAACAACAACGAATGTTTGTTCTCCTAATGTTTTTTGCGACGGTCAAGGTATTGTTAGATTAGGTGATTTAATCACCCCACACCCCACAGCTATTTGTACAATCCCAGATACTTCTGTATTAACAACAGCGTCTTCAAACGTGTTTGTAAACGGTAAAGGGTGTGGTAGGTTGGGAGATAAATATACAGCGGACAACACTATAACTACAGGTTCTCCTAATATTTTTGTTAACGGGTAATCACAAAAAAAAGAAAAAAATAATTAAATTTAAAGATTTGATATAAATACTTTGTAGGGACTAAGTTATGTCCTAAGCTTTTTAAAAGGAACACAATATGTCACATAACATTAAAGTAGAAGAGAATTATGTAGATTCTCTACTAAGAAACGCAGCTTGGGAGTCTGCCGGAATAAACCTAATTTCAGAAGCCAAAAAGGCTAAAAAAGAAATGAAGGAGATGGAAGACGAAGAGGAAGCAGAAGAGAAGGACATGAAGGAATCAGTAGAAACTCACGTCTGCCCTCTTTGCGAGTCAACTCTCGAAGAAGAACTTACAGACGACCAAATCTTTGAGCATGTTTCAGAAATTCAACAAATGCTTGTTTCTCTAGAAGAGGCTAAAGCTGAAGATGAAGAAGAAGAAGACGAAGAAGAAGTTGAAGAAGCAATGGCTCCACAGGATGATGAGGAAGAAGACGAAGAAAAACCCTCCATGGACGAAAAAAAGGCCAAAGTACTTAGTAAAGTAAAGGCCATGAAAACCAAAAAGTGAGGTTGAGTTTTGAATTTCTCAGTTGGAGATTTTGCAGAAAATTTAATTTTACAAGATCAGATTTCTAAAAAGGCAACTAGTGAGCCTTCTTTTAATCCTGAGCCTTCTTTCTATTCAAACAACGTAACTGAACAAGCTCCTGATATTTCTAATATTGAAGTACCTTCTACATTTATTAATGATATTCTAGAAGGTAAATCAGAAACAAAGATTGAACCAAAACAAGAGACAAAAGATTTGCCTGTTGTTGAAAGTTCGGATATTTTAGAGCTTAAATCAATGTTTACTGAGTTAAAGTCTATGCTTTCAGAAATTAAAGTAATTTTAACTGAAGTTACTACGGTAGGCTCTGGAATAGGTGCTCCTAATTTTTCAAAAGAAAAAGAAAAAGGAGAGAAAGAGGAAGATCCCGAAGATCAATTAGAACAACTTCTAAAAAAAATTAAAAGAATGAGCAAGAGATGAGTTTATTTAATATTCTAGAAAGCAGATCCGAATCAGGCCGAGGTTCCAAATCAGGAAGAGATAAGTACACTTCCAGAAGAGGAGCAAAAGAAAAAGGCGGGGTTAAGTCTGTAAAGTCTAGAGTTAAAATTTACTCTACAATAAAAAAAGGTCTTGAGCAAGGAAAACCCGGTCATATTTTCAGCACTAAAGGTTCGGATAGGATTTATGTAATATCAAGAGCAGGTTGGGGTAAAAAAAGTTCTGGTAAAATTGCTAAAGGTTTTACTAAAGGATCTTCAACTCCTTCTTCAGATTGGAAGAGTGTAAAAGCTCATTCTATTAGAACAGCATTAAAACATGGTTCTGCAAAGAGTTCTCGGTTGATGAAAAGATATGGCCCAGGTGCTGAAAACAAAATAAAAAATTCTAAAAAAGCAATTAGAGGTAAAAAATAATGTTTTTAACCGATACTTTTATTATTGAAAATTTGCAAATTCTAGAGGAGTCTAGAAATTGCGGAACCATGAAAATAGCTGGGATCTTTCAAAGGGCTAATAAACCAAATCAGAATAAAAGAATTTATGAAAAGAAAATTCTTATTCGTGAGATGAATAGGTTAGATGAAGCTATCTCTGAAAGACGGTTAATGGGTGAGTTAGATCACCCTTCTCATGATGCAGTCAAATTAGGAAATGTTTCTCACTTAATTACTAAGTTAGAAATGATTGGTGACGATATGATCGGTGAGGCAGAGATACTAAATACTCCTTGTGGTCAAGTCGCTCAAGCACTAATTAAAGGTGGTGTGAAATTAGGGATTTCTTCTAGAGGTATGGGATCATTAACTGAGCGTGGAGAGTATTCCATGGTCAATGAGGATTTTAAATTAGTAACATTTGATTTAGTCGCTGATCCATCTACAAAAGGAGCCTTTCCCGCTTTAGTGAGCGAGAGCGTTGATTCTAATTTTATTAGCAAAACAATTAAGGAAACTTATGATAAAGCTTTATCGGAAAAGATATTCATAAGAATGCTTGAAAATAAACTATACAAAAAATAAAAATTTTTTACAATATTATTTTTTCTTTTCTAAATACTTTCAGAGCAGGAGTTTATAAATGAAAAACAAAAAAGAACAAACGCTTCCTATAGCTGAATTGCTTCCAGAAGGATTATCTGAAGCTGCAATTACAGCAGTAGCGGAGTTAGTAAATAATGTCATAAATGAGCAAGTTGAAACCCAAATCAAACAACTAGAATCAAAAGTATCTGGTTTTATTCGCTCTAGAGTTGACATGTTAAAAGACCAAGCCTTAAGAGAGCTAGAGGAAGATAATGAGTTCGTAAAGAATGCATCATTGTTTGAATCTATCAAAACTCTTATGGCTATGGAAATTAATAAGGATGATGAAGGAAATGCTATTTCCGAACTCGTTCGAGAGCAAAAAGAGTTTGAAGCAGAGGTTCAAGTCTTAACGGAAGAACTACAAAAGTCTTTTGATGAGAACGAAAAACTAAAAACTTCATTAAATGCTCTTTCACAGAAAGTTGGCAAGCTTGAGGAAGATAAGGCGACATTGTTAGAGGCAGTCGAGTTTTTAGAGGAATCTAATAGTCGTCCATTTAAGTCTTCCGAAACGGCAGTCATCATCGCAGAAGATGTTGACAAAAGAGAAGTTCATAAGCCCGATGCTCAGGCATATAACGAACTTTTAACCCCTGAGGTCATGAAATTCATGCCTCAATGAAATCTTAAGTAAGGATAATCACTATGTTACAAACAAATCAAGAATTATTAACTAAGTGGTCGCCTGTACTTGAGGGAATTACTAACGAGTACACTCGTAAAGTAACTGCTCAACTTCTCGAAAACCAAGCTAAGTCTATTCTAGCTGAAAAGCAGGATCGCGTAGACGAAGCTGATGCCCCAACAACTGTTGGTAAGCTTGGCACTTTCCAGAAGTTCGCATTCCCTCTTGTTCGTCGGGTTTACCCACAGCTTATTGCAAACCAGATCGTAGGTGTTCAGCCTATGGGTGGTCCTGTTTCTCAAATTTTCTACTTGGGTGCTGATCGTGTTGCTGGAGCTTTTAGCCGCGAAGAAACCATTTACAGCAAGTACCGCCTAACTTACGGTGGTAACACAGCAAGCGCAGTCTTTAGTGGTGCTAATGTTGACGCAACTGGCAACAGTGTTTTCTTTAGCTCAATTCTAAACAATGCTTCTGGTTCACCATCAACTACCATGGGTGGTAAAATTGCTTCTTGGCCCGATGCTGATACAATCTTAGGTTACAGCGTTTCAACAGGCGAAGCTCTTAGCGGTAATGAAATTCCTGAGATGAACATGCACATTGAGCAGCAGCCAGTAGTAGCCCGCACTCGCAAGATGCGTGCTCTCTGGACCTTAGAGGCTGCTCAAGATCTAAGAGCATACCACAACCTAGACCTAGAAGGTGAGCTTACCGATCTACTATCAAAAGAACTAACTCTAGAAATTGATCGTGAGCTTATTGAAGACCTTCGTATGATTGCATATGATCCTTCAGGTTTAACTGGTTGGAATCGTGCATCACTAGATATGGGTAACTCAAACAACTTCGGAGGTACTGGTCTAAACGCTAAAGAAGCAACTGGTGGTAACTCTGGTTTTACCCCATCATCTTACCTATACGATTTCGCTAATGCTAATGCATTTAACCCCTCAGGTACTAACAGCAATGTTTACCTAGTTGATCTTTCTGGTAACTTCGTCCAATCAACTAACCCCTTTGCACCTCAGCATGTAGGTCATGTATATGCTAACTTGTTAGCTGCAATTAACTTTGCTTCTAACGACATTTACCGTACTACCTTCCGTGGTCCTGGTAACTGGCTAGTTACATCACCAATCATTGCTTCCATGTTGGAGTCAGCAGCAAAGTTAGAAGGCGGTATGGCTGCGGCTGATCGTCCAACTAACATGACCGCAAACTCAATTGAGTATCGTGGTAAGTTCGCTGGTAAGTACGATCTATATGTTGATCCAATGTACCCAGAGGACGAGATTATGATTGGTTACAGAGGCGCAAGCCCAATGGATTCAGGTTTTGTTTACTGCCCATACATTCCATTGCAGCAGTTACCAACCATTACAGATCCTCAGACCTTCCAGCCCAGGAAGGGCATCCTTACCCGTTACGGTAAGGCTGCTGTAACTCCAGAGTCTAGATTCTACAGAATCATTAGACTAGTTGGCGCTACCGCTAACTTCTTGTACCAGCCAGCCTACAAGGCTACTCAGTCTGGTGGAGTTAACAAGGTCGGTGCTTGATCTATAACTAACTTTTAAGTTAATTGAAGAGGTTAGAGAATTAATTCTCTAACCTCTATTTTTTTTTGCCTATATATTAAAAGAGGAGATTATTTATATGAAGTTTATATATAAAGGGGCTCAACCCACTCTAACAGTTTTAAACGGTTCTTTAGTCAGCGTTTCTAAAAATCAAATAGTCGATCTTCCAAAAGCTCCTTCTTCTGATTTTATTTTGTATAAAGACGATAGTGTAGAAGAAAAAGAAGAGGCGGTGAAAGAAGTAAAACAAACTCCTGTTTTAGAGAAAAAAGCAGGGCGTCCTAGAAAAACCAAGGTCTTAGCAGATGGTATTGAAACCGAAACTAGCGGCTTGGGGCAATAGTTTTGCTCCTTATGCTGGGCAGAATATTAATGATGCTACCAAAACTAATGGTGATATTGATTACGAAAAACTAAACAATACCACTTTAGTAGATGGTGTTGAGTATACTCATTTTGATGAAGTAACTAAAGATTTTATTCTAGCTAGACTTGGACATCCTGTAGTTAGAGTAGAGCTAACCCCTTATCAAATAAAAACTTGTATTGATGAGGCAGTAGGGACTATGTATAATCATGCTCCTTTGTTTTCTACTCAATTTGTCACATTTCAAACTACTCAAGGTGTTTCTACTTATGAGTTGCCTTCTTACATTATAAATAACTTAGAATATGTTGTTTATAAAAAAACTCTACTATCTATCCAACAAGAATCAGGCACTTTAGAGTTTGATTTCTTTATTAAATACTTCCAAGACAATTACTTATTTCAAAATTTTGGAGTAGGAGATTTCTATCTTCTTCAACAAAACTTAGAAATGACTAGAAAAGTACTAGGCCAAGAAGGTAGTTTCGATGTTCTTGATGGCAGATATTTACATATTAGCCCAAAACCTGTTACTGATCTTCAAACGGTTATAGTTGTCTATAGAGCTTTAAATTCAAATACGCTACATCCAGCTCACAGAAACTGGATTCAATTATACGCTTTAGCTTGTGCTAAAAGTACTTTAGGCCAAATAAGAGGTAAATATCAAACTGTGCCTTCTCCAGGAGGTGGTGCTAGGCTGAACGGCGAATTATTGACAAAAGAGGGCACAGAAGAGAAAAAAGAACTTCTTAAAAGACTTTTGGAGGAGTTTGAGGAACCTCCTAGATTCTCAGTATACTAATGAAATCTAAAAACTACAAAGTTAATATAACTCCTCCACCGTTACCAGAGTTAGAGGATACAACAGGAGAACTCAGTTTTTTTGATCCTGAAAATCCTGACATAAATTTATTTAACCTTGTAGATGATGAAATGATAAAAATTTCTGGGTCTCAAATTTTATACTATCAGTACTATCAAGGTGGTTCTCAGTTCGATGATGTTTATATGGAATCTAGAAATAAGACTATTTCAAAAGATCCAATATTAATTTACGGGCATTATGAACCTAAGGTCTTAGAAGAGAATTTATCTCAATTTGGTATAGAGATCACTAATGATCAGATTTTTATTTTTAATAAAAGCTACATTAATCAAAAAATAAAAGGGGAGCTGAAAGTTGGTGATGTTCTTCAACCAAAATTTCAAAATCAAAAATATGAAATTATAGAAGTACAAGAAGATAGTTTTGAGATTTATGGAGTATACCATTTAGTTTGTACCGCTAAACTTCTTCGTGACTCTGAGGATGTTCAGGATACACCTCTAACTAATACTTCTGAAAATATAGGAAGAATTGAGAATTTTACTTCTGCGGAGGATGTTTAC